CAAAAAACTATTAATACAGCATCACTCCCAGACTCTCAAGCAGTAAGATATACACAGCAATTTGCAATTGGCAGTTTATTCAAATCACAAAATGGAACAATATGGACGGCAAATCAATATCAAGATTTGAAATTTAAATTATATAAAGCTAAATTTACATCAACAACAGGTAGTGCATTATTCTCAAATCCAACTTTACATCAAAGTAATGGATTTGTACCAAGATTAAAATCTAATCCAATTACTATTTTACCAAGAAAATTAAAGGTTGGTATTACAACAACAGATAATAGTTCAATTATTGGAATTCTAACAACAGGAAGAAAAATTTCTGTGCAATCTGCAACATATCTATCTGGAACTATCACTGGAACCGGATCTTCAGCTGTTACTGTTGGAATTACAACAGGTGGTAATAATTATACAACTGGTGCAGTACAGACATTTAACTATACTGGAAATGGAAGCGGATTAAGATTAAATATTACTGCCACAGGTGGAATTATAACTGGTGTAGGCGTGTCTACATTATTCCCAGGAAATGGATATCAAGTTGGAGATGTTGTTGGGGTTGTAACCAGTAGCGTTTCACCAGCAGCTGGATCTAATGCCAGAATTACAATAACTGGTATTGGAAATAAAATTGATACTTTATATCTTTCTAATGTTCAGGGTGATTCTCTTAATGTTGGTGTTGCAACATTAGGATATTATAATACTTCAGGAACATTGGTATCACTTGGATCTACAACCATATTATCTTCGGCAAGTTATGGAACATATAATACAGGAAATTATTTCCAAGTAAATCATTACGACCACAGTATGTATGCAAAAAATAATAAAATTAATCTTTATAATGTACAGTCGGATATTTCTCCAACTTCATTATCATTAAAATTATCCACTGCAGACTCTGCCATAAGCATCGCATCTACATCCAACTTTGATACATTTGAAGGATTACCTGTAGGAAATACAAATCCTGGATTTGTAATTATTGAAGATGAAATTATAAAGTATACAAGTGTAGGTGTGGGACAACTTTTAGGTATCACAAGAGGAATAGATTCTACAGTTATTGTTGATCATGATATAAAAACGTTGGTTTACAAGTATGAACTAGCAGGAGTTTCATTAAGAAGAATCAATAAAACTCATACAATTAGTGATAGTGGTATTGATATTGATAGTTATTATCTTCAATTTGATAGGTCATCTTTTGATACAAATGCTACAAATAGAAATATAGATCAAGGTTCAACTGGAACTCCAATAAATTCACCACAATTGTCATTTAATCGTGAGGAAATATGTGGAGGTGATCTTGTAGAAGCTACCGAAAATATTCAATTTGAAAAAATTAATCCACACGTTGCATCAATATCTCCACAAACATCAACTTCTATAAGCGCAGAAATTAGGACCACAAGTGGAACAAGTGTCAGTGGTAATGAAACTTCATTTATTGACTTACAATATGAACCAGTTAAATTAGATGTTGAAAATGTTTTATCTTCAACTAGATTAGTATGTTCGAGAATTAATGAGCAGACTTATTTGGGATCCCAAAAATCATTCACACTCAAAGTAAATCTTGAAACCAGTGATCCTAATGTATCTCCAATGCTTCTTTGGAAAAATGCCGATGTTGAGTTTATTGGAAATAGATTAAATAGTCCCGTTGGAGACTATGCTCTAGACAATCGTGTAAACAACCTTGTGGGAGATCCACATGCTGCTGTATACGTATCAAATATTGTAAGGTTACAGCAGTCAGCAACATCTTTAAAAGTTATTATAAGTGCTTATAGGCACAATACAGCAGACTTTAGAGTGTTATATAGTTTGATTAGACCAGATTCTAGTGAGGTTCAACAAGCATTTGAATTATTCCCAGGATATACTAACTTAACAACTGACAGGAGTTTAGATGGATTTTTAGATGTAGTTGATCCAGCAAAAAATAATGGTCTTCCAGATACTCTTGTTACTCCAAGTTTGGAAAATGAATTTAGAGATTATGAGTTTAGTGCTACTAATTTAGGAATCTTTACTGGATATCAAATAAAAATTGTAATGTCTGGTACAAATTCTGCATATCCTCCAAGATTTAAAGATTTTAGGAGCATCGCATTAGCATGATGATACCAGTAGATGGACATCCCAATTTGTATCGAGATGAGCATTCTGGTGCTATAATAAATTGTGATACTGTTGGATATAATCAATATCAAAGATTAGTAAATAATAAAATGATGGAAAGGCAAGAAATTGATAAGATAAAAAATGATATAGAAGAGATCAAGTTATTACTTAAGGAGTTAATCAATGGATCCAGATAAAATTGAATTGGAAAATTTAAGTAAAAGTTTTGAATATTACAAATATGCTTCTGAAATTGATAATATCAATGATATTGATGAACTAAAAAATATTGCAAAATCGTATTACAAGTTATACTTAAAACAACAAGAAGTTATCGCTTCTCTGGCAAAACTCTAAATATAAATAAGAAGTAGAGCTTAAAAAATAGATGGCAGCAGTATATGTAAGTAATTTGGTCATTAATGCTGGCGCTACGTTTTCTCAGACTTTTAATCTTGAAAGCACTGATTCAAACGCTCCACTTAATTTGACTGGATATACAGTTGCTTCTCAAATGAGAAAATGGGCAGGCAGCTCATCATATACAAGTTTTAGTACAAATATTGAAACTCCAGCCACTTCTGGCAAGATTACTATCTCCCTAACTTCAACTCAAACATCTAATTTAAAACCAGGAAGATATGTATATGATATTGTAATAACAAGCACTGTAACTTCTACAAAAAACAGGGTCATCGAGGGGATGGTTTTAGTAACTGAAGGAGTTACAAAATAATGGCAGATATAAGAGTTAGGGTTGGGCAACAAAATGGTATTAAAGTTGTTTCAACAAGTGGTGGTACAGACAATGTTTTATCAGCTATTAACGTAGTAGGTGGTATTGCATCAGTAACTACGTTAAGTGTTAGTGGTGTTTCTACATTTGTAGGAATTGCAACTTTTTCTAATAATGTTTTTATTAATGGCAATTTAACAGTTTCAAATGATTTAAATTTTGATGAATTTAATGCAAACAATGCAAATGTCTCTGGTTTTACTACTACATCCTATTTAAACGTAGGGGTTGCAACCGTTACAGGATCTTTTTATTATGATCCATACTATACAAATGGAATTGCATACTTTGATTCAAATGGATTGATGGTTTCTACTGGAGCAACTAGTTCCGCAATAAATTACACAAACTATATACTAACAACTGACAATAATGGTATTCCAACCTGGTCAAATGTAATAGATGGAGGTTCCTATTAATGGCGAAACCAGCAACTAGACAAGAACTTGTTGATTATTGTCTGAGACGATTGGGAGCTCCAATTTTAGAAATTAATTTGGACGATGATCAGATTGATGATATGGTTGACGATGCTTTACAATATTTTCATGAGAGGCATTTTGATGGTGTGGAGAGGATGTATCTCAAATATAAAATTACCGAAGAAGATCTTAATAGAGGGAGTGCCAAAGCACCAAACGGAATTGGAATCGTTACAACAACAGGATCTTCAAATATTTCTGGAATTGGTACTACAACGTTTAATTTTTATGAGTCATCAAATTTCATTCAAGTTCCCGATTCAGTAATTGGTATTGAAAAGGTATTTAAATTTGACACTAGTTCCATTTCTGCGGGTATGTTTAGTATAAAATATCAATTATTTTTAAATGATTTGTATTATTTTAATTCTGTAGAACTTTTACAATATGCAATGGTAAAGACCTATCTGGAAGATATTGACTTTTTATTAACAACTGATAAGCAGATTAGATTTAATAAAAGACAAAATAGATTGTATTTAGATATTGAGTGGGGAGCAAAATCAAAAGATACTTATTTAATTATAGATTGTTATAGAATTTTAGATCCAACTAATTTTACTAAAGTATATAATGACAGTTTTTTGAAAAAATATCTTACTGCATTGATGAAAAGACAATGGGGTCAGAATTTAATTAAATTTAGAGGTGTTAAACTTCCTGGTGGAATTGAATTGAATGGTAGAGAGTTGTATGAAGATGCTGAAAAGGAATTGGAGAGTATTAGACAGAGAATGTCTATGGACTATGAATTACCACCTTACGACTTTATAGGATAATGGCACTTAATCCATTTTTTTTACAAGGATCTCCAGGTGAACAAAGACTTGTTCAGAGTTTAATCAATGAACAATTGAAAATTTATGGTGTTGAAGTCGTTTACATACCAAGAAAATTTGTACGTAAAGAAACTATAATTAGGGAAGTAACATCATCAAAATTTGATGATAATTTTGCTATAGAAGCATATGTAAATAATTATGAGGGTTATGGCGGTCAGGGAGATATTTTAACTAAATTTGGAATGAATTTAAAAGATGAATTAAACTTAATTATATCGAAAGAAAGGTTTGAAGATTTTATAGCACCCTTTATGGCAACTGATGATCAAGCCTCTTCAGAAGTAACTACTCGTCCCAGAGAAGGTGATATTATATATTTTCCTTTAGGACAAAGAATATTTGAGGTTAAATTTGTTGAACATGAGCAACCATTTTATCAACTTGGTAAGACATACGTTTATGAATTAAAATGTGAATTGTTCCAATATGAAGATGAAATGGGTGGATGGAGTAATATTAATACAAGCGAAGAAGAAATTGATACTCTGTTAGAAAATGTTGGATACATCACTAAACTACAACTAATCTCTATTGGAGCACGTGCATTAGTAACAGCAACAGCAGATTCTGGATACATTAGAAAAATAATTTTAACCAATGATGGTTACAATTACACTTCTATACCCACAGTTTCCATTTCCACTGCCCCGTCTGGAGGTAAAAACGCCACAGCAGTTGCTATTACAACATCAGTTAATGGAGTTTATTCCATAAAAGAAATACTACTATCACAAGCTGGAGCTGGATACACAGTATCTCCAACAATAACAATAACTGGAGGTGGTGGATCTGGAGCAGCTGCAACTTGTATTTTAGTTACAGGGTATTCTGGAATATCAAGTGTAAGTATTGCAAGTACTGCTCTTGGATCTGGTTATCCAATACCTCCAACAATTACATTTACTTCTCCAACAGTTGGACTAGCTATAACCGCTGTTGGTAAAGTTTCTATAGCAGAAACTGGTATCGTTACTGGAGTCTTATTATCCGATGCTGGAATTGGATATACTTCTGGCACAGCATTAGCAACAATTGCAGCTCCGCCAGTAATAACTGGAATAGGAACTTTTACTTTCAATGAAGTAGTTACAGGATCTATTTCTGGTGCAACAGGAAGGGTCAAAACTTGGAACTCCGTAACAAATGTTTTAAAACTAGGTACAACAGATGGAACTTTTGTTCCTGGAGATATTGTAGTTGGATCAACTTCCAATGCGACATATTCTCTAGATTATATTGAGGAAGCAAAATTTGATGATAAATATGAAGATAACGATCAGATCGAACAAGAGGCAGATCTTATCATCGATTTTTCAGAATCAAATCCATTCGGTAATTACTAATGTTAGGCACTTATTATTATCATCAGATCATTAGAAAAACAATCATTGCTTTTGGAACACTTTTTAATCAAATTTATATTAAACATTTAGATGAAAACGGAAGCACATATAATGAAATGAGAGTGCCATTGGCATATGGTCCAATGCAAAAATTTCTTGCCAGATTGCAACAACAGGCAGAATTAAACAAACCTGTAGCAATTACTTTACCAAGATTATCATTTGAAATGATATCAATTCAATATGATCCAACAAGAAAGGCTAATATAACTCAAACTTTCAAAGCAATAGATGGCAATAATTTAAAAAAAGTATATCTACCAGTTCCCTACAACATTGGATTTCAATTGACAGTGATGAGCAAATTGCAAGATGATGCTCTACAAATTGTAGAACAAATTTTACCTTATTTCCAACCATCTTTTAATTTAACAGTAGATTTGGTAGACTCTATTGGAGAAAAAAGAGATATACCTGTTGTTTTAGACAACGTTTCTTTTACTGATGACTATGAGGGAGACTTCTCAACAAGAAGAGTTTTAATTTATACTTTTAATTTTACTGCAAAAACTTATCTCTTTGGACCTATTGCAGATACAACAGATGGATTAATCCGTAAGGTTCAAGTTGATCTCTATAACACAACAGATACGCAAACTGCAAAAAGAGAAATGCGTTATACTGTCGAACCTGATCCAGTTACTGCTGCTCCAGATGACGACTTTGGATTTACTGAAGAGTGGTTAAATTTTGACGACTCGAAGACTTATAGCCCAACATTACAATCTGATATTTAACATATTATGAAAAATAATTATGATGACCTCGATAAATCTCTAAACATTGAGAGTAGTATTGTAGAGGTTGAAAAGGTAAAAAATGATTTGGAAGTCATCGCTCCAAAATCAGATGATATTAAAAAAGATTATGAATACACTCGTGCTAATTTATATTCCTTAATTGAAAAGGGTCAAGAAGCAATTAATGGAATTATGGAGTTGGCGGGTGAAGGTGCTAGTCCCAGAGCCTATGAAGTTGCAGGTCAACTTATCAAATCAGTTGGTGATGTAACAGATAAATTAATTGACTTGCAGAAGAAATTAAAAGAAGTAGAAGAAGATACAACAAAGACGACAAGCAATGTAACTAATAATGCTGTGTTTGTTGGATCAACATCAGAACTCTCAAAACTACTCAAACAAGGTTTTCTAAATAATAAGGAGTAGTTCTTATTTCCGATGAGTTGGTCTGACAAATATAAAAGATCAATTGATTGTGATAATCCAAAAGGATTTTCGCAAAGAGCTCACTGTCAAGGTAGAAAGAAAAAATTGAAAGAACAATTAAAACCATTTAAAACAGTTGAACAGATTGCAAAAAAACATCGTTTAGAGGTTTCTTTTATTCAGAAGCAACTTGATATGGGAGAACCGATTGAGCATGAGCATACTAAAGATCATAAATTAGCGATGGAAATTGCTCTTCAGCATTTAGATGAAATTCCAGATTATTATACCCGTCTTAAAAAAATGGAAACATCTGCTAAAAAAGAACATAAAAAGTTCAAAGATGTAACCGAAGAAGGTCTTCGTGATTGGTATAGAAGTAAATCAAAAGATGGTAAGCGTGGTTGGGTAAATGTTGTTACGGGTGGAACTTGTGCAAGTGATGAACCAGGTGAAGGTGTGCCTAAATGTGTTTCTTCTGAAAAAAGAGCAAGTATGACACCAGCACAAAGACGATCTGCCGCAAGAAGAAAAAAAGCAGCAGATCCTGGACAACAAGAAAAAACAGGTGCAGCAAAACCAACTTATGTTCCAACAGATAAACCCAAAAAAATGAAAGAAGAATTGGACTTACAAGAAGTAAAAGATAGACCAGGAAAAGGTAGTGGTACTAAAGACGCCTGCTATCATAAGGTTAAGGCAAGATATGATGTTTGGCCAAGTGCATATGCATCTGGAGCATTAGTCAAATGTCGTAAAGTTGGTGCTGCAAATTGGGGTACAAAATCAGAGGAAACACAAATGATCAGATATTGTCCAAAATGTCAAAAGGATGAAACTCGTGATGAGTGCAAGTATGGACCAAAATATTGGGATATGTTTTCTATTCCATCAGCACTTACCACAAATCAATTAAAGTATAATATTGCAACTGTTCATCCTGGTAATTTTCCAGAGTCATATGATCATGAGTATTCAATGGCTCGTTCAGAAATTTCTACAATCATCAGTGCTGCAAAAAGATTAAAGAAAAAAATTGGAAAGGGTGAAGGTGGTCTTGAGGCATGGGTTCAATCGAAAATTACAAAAGCAGCAGACTATATTGATACTGCAGCAGATTATGTTGACAGTGGTGAAATGAAAGCAGAAGGTGTAGAGTCTGGACCAATTTTGCCTGGAGAAAAAGGTAAAAGAGTTTTTCCAAAAGGTCAAGAACCAAAACCAACGGGAGCAAAACTTCCCCCACTCCAACAAGCACATTACGAACCAGAAGGTGAAATAATTGATGAGGCAGGTAAAAAGTGTTGGCCTGGATTTAAAAAAACAGGAACACAAGAACTTTTCGGCAAAAAATATAATCGTTGTGTAAAAAAAGAAGAGTTCTCTAATTGGAGAGAAGAACTAGGTTTAACTGAAGATTGGCAGAAAGTTAATCGTCAAGATAAGACTGACGGTATGAGTCAAGCAGCAGTTGATGAATATCGCCGTCAAAATAAAGGTTCAAAACTTCAAACTGCAGTGACTGAAAAGAAACCAAAGGGTAAAAGAGCAAAGCGTCGTGCTAACTTCTGCCGTCGTATGAGAGGCATGAAGGATAAACTAACTTCAGCAAAAACTGCAAGAGATCCAGATTCAAGAATTAATAAAGCACTACGTCGTTGGAGGTGCAGATAATGAAATCTTTTAAACAGTTCCTATCAGAAAGCGTCAATATTGCTGGAGACTTCAACGGAAATCTTTATATTAACGGATCTGAACCACAATCGCAATCAGTTGGAGAATCTTTTCTTGCTGATGTAGTATGGCAAGGAAAGTTATACCGTTTAGAAGTTGAAGGAAAAATGATAGATAAAAATGCATTAGCAGAACAACTTCAAGCAGAATACCCTGGAGCAATTGTTCACAATGTTTATCCATTAACTTCAGATTCAATTAAAGTTAAAAATGCACAGAGATACAGACCAGAAAGTTTAACTTGGAGTGATTGATTAATGGCACAGTGGAATAAGAATGAACAAGATTATTTGAATCAAGAGAGAACTCTCTTTGAGGTTTTTAACATCGCAGACCATTGGGGAAACCAGACGGACTGGAGACCTCAATTTTCTAACAGCAACAGACTCAAAGTTGCTCCGTATCAAACAGTCTTCTTTAACACTTTCCAATATGGTAAAGAGACTGATGTATGGGATGAAAGAGTAGTTGGAGTTGGAACTGCAACGCATAATGTGAATAGTAGTAATATTGTAATGCAAGTAGGTTCTACTGCAGGAAGCAAAGTCATTCGTCAAACCAAACAGGTGATGAGATATATTCCTGGTAGAAGTGCATCTCTTACATTTGCAATTCGTCTTGATACTCCACAGGTAGGAATTCGCAGAAGATTTGGATTGTTTGATGATTATAATGGAGCTTTTTTTGAGGATGATGGTGGAACATATTCTTATGTCATTCGCAGTAATACCACTGGAATTGTTACAGAAACCAGAGTCACCAGAGATAATTGGAATGGAGAAAAGTTTGATGGAAATGGATGGACTGGTGTAACTGCAGATGCAACCAAACAACAGATGATTTCCATTAATTATGAATGGTATGGTGCAGGTATCGTTCAGTTTAATTGGTTAATGAAGAATGAAACAATAAAAAGTCATACCTTTGATAATGCAAATACAAATAATACCGTTTGGTCTTCCACTCCATTCCTCCCAATTCGTTGTGAGATAGAAAATATAACTGGTGTTGCGGGAACTCATTATCTTTATCAAGGTTCCAATTCTCTCATCCAAGAAGGAGAACCAGAAAAACTTGGAACTTTGATGAGTATCTCAAATCCCATCACAGGGACAACAATGACACTTGCAAATACATTCTATCCAATTGTAAGTCTGCGTCTAAAACCTAGTGCATTGTCTTCTGTAATGCTTTTAAGATCTCTACAATCAGTAACTAATGATAACACCAATGTTTATTGGAGACTTTTTGAGAATGCAACACTCACTGGTGAAAACTGGACAGATCATCCTGACCCTAACTCATTTACCCAATATGATACAACTGCAACTGCATTGACTGGTGGAACAACTCTGTTAAGTGGATTCACAATTGCTGGTGGTGCATCATTAGTTGAGATTGATGATAAGGCAGCACTGCAGTTAGGAAGAGCTGGCATTGGAACAATCAGTGATACTTACACACTTGCTTGTGCAAGTCCTAATGCCAATAAAGCAGCACTTGCGGTTCTGAACTGGATTGAACAGAGGTAAATTATTATGTCTGATAATGTATATCTTGGCAACCCCAATCTAAAAAAAGCAAATACACAGATTCAATTTACTGA